GTTATCATTTTCTCTTACATTAAAAATCATATCTCCACTTGTATTACCATCTGCCCCACTACCCATAAGATGCAATGCTGTTGTATTAGAAGTTTGCCTTCCAGAAATTGCACCTTGAAGAGTCGAACTTGGAGAACCAAAACTAATTGAACCAGTAGGAGCTGTAGTAACATCTAAAGCATTTGTAGTTTGAACCATTAAAGCCGATAATGGCTGACCACCTATTCCTAATCTATCTGTATTTAAATAAAGTGGAGTTGCATCGTTATCTCCAGTTTTTACCTGTATTGCATTACTGCCATCACCATCAGCAGTTGAAGCTGTGTTACCATCTAATTTTAAAAGTGAGGTATAACTACTCGCTATCGTTGATCCTGTTAAACTTGCCATAATAAATCCTTTATATTATATCTTCCCATTTACGGTGTTCGTTTTGCCAAAAATCAGTAACACTGCCCCATAAGTCTCGAACTTTACCTGCTATAGCCGCAGTTGCAGTTGCGATACTTGCAATAGATACTGATATTCCTAATTTCATATTAACCTATATACGCTATAACCATTCCAGAAGTAAGATCTATTTCTGTCCATCGTCCAAAAATAGTAAGACCTTGTGGGAATGTATTGCTTGCGTCTATTTGAGCACCGCCTGATCCTTGTGTTGTTGTTTCAGAACCATCTGATTCATCATGTGCTGCTGCTTGTGTGTTAGGATACATATCTGAATCTTCTGCTACCAGACCACCACTTGCATCAAAAACAGAATCTTCTAAAAATGTAATCGCAACAAATACGGAATCCGTTGGGGGACTAGCTGCTGCAGTTGTATCTATAAACATGGATCCAACTTGCCCAGCTCCGATATTACCAGCCTCTACTACTGTATACTTTTGTTTTCCTCCAGCCATCTTGTTTCTCCTTCTTATGCCTTACCGAGCTTGACTATTCTCATGGGCATGTTGATTAAATTCTATACGTCATCTAAAATTGCTACAATTGTGCACCTAACAGTTCCTGTTGAAGTTGCAACATGCACATCACCGCAATCTAATCCATCTTTAAATTTTAAATTAATAGCTTCATTAGCACCTACTTCAAGAACATCGCCTACAGAAGCTGCATCCCCAGCATCTAAGCATATGTATACTTTAGCTGAAGTAGCAGTAGAGCCATCTGTAGTCCCACTATTTTTTAAAAATAAATATTTTATATGATCTCCAACAACTGTTGTTCCAGAATCCGTATAAGATGTTCCACTCGCTATTACATCTGCGCTTGTTCCTGTAATATCTCTTGATGTACTATAAACCCATTTATCATTAGCATCTGCTTTTACATATTCTAATTTGCCACCTAATGATTGCTTTATTTGATGATGAATAACGTCTACTGCATCTGAATCGTCATCAGCAGTAATAGTCACTACTGGGGTCATAGATACTACGCCTCTTGCTGTATCTGCCATTATGATCCTCCTTGTTGTTGTGGCATATCACCACGTATTAAAATTTGCAAGCCTTGATTGTATTCAGCTTTTAACTGACGATACTGACCTTGCTTCCATTGATAATCCATATTATGCTTTTGCATTTTTGCATTATAATTTTGTACGTCTGCACTATATTTTTGCAATACAGAACCTACTTCAGCTTGATATTCTTGCAATTCAGATCTATACTTATCTAATGCAGATTTATACTCTTGGACATTTTGCTGAAAATTGTTTATAGCATTTTGCAAATTTAATTGTACATCTTTATCTAAATTTGCTTTGCGTGTATTAAATTCTTGCTGTGCATTTTGAATAGCAGACTGACTATCTTTTTGAAAGTTTTGTCCTTTCCTTTGTATATCTTGCTGATATACTACATTTGCTTCATTAAAAGAGTTTAATGCGTTTTGTATATCTGCACTATATTTTTGTAAATCTGTTTGTCTTTCTGCTTGCCAGACTCTTAAATCCCCTTCCATGTTTTGCTGATATTCCTGTACTTCTTTGCTAATTTGAGCTTGATAAGACTGCAGGTCAGCTTGATATTTTTGCATTAATTGTGAATCATCTGCTTGTGATAAATCAGCATTCTTCATAGCCTTTTGAAGTTCTGCTTGATATTCGACATTTGCATCATTAAATACATTTAATTGATTTTGTATATTAGATTGATATTCTCCTATTTGAGCATTGATTTCTTGTATCTTTGCACTTGCTAATTCGACATCTTCATCTGTAGATATAAATGTATCTACTGTACTAAAAGACGGAGAAGCAACTGGAGGAGTATATACTGGAGCAGTCGCACTAAAACTAACAGAGTTATTTGTTAAAGCTGGTGCTACTGGAGCAGTTGCTGTTATACTTAAATCTGATATAGTTGGCGCTCCTTGAAGTGTTATAACTGGAGGAACGTAACTAGGAGCAGATTCTGTTAAATCAGCCATATCGCTAATAGAAATTAATGGCTGAGTAATATCGCTTACACTTGCATTTGTGTATGTAAAAGAAGGAGAAGATGGTGTAGACGGAGACACAAGTAAACTAGGTGCTGATATATCTGTCGGCAAACTAGCTGTTTTATCAGCCATCAATCTTTGCAAACATCTAACAGATCCACCTAATACCAATAATCTTTCTGCTTCTTGTGGAAAGTTTACTACCGTAGAACTACCGTGTACTATAGCTGTACTTCCATCTGTAGTAGGTATCTTAGGTACATAATGTAAATGACCCGATGTAGCTCCACTACCAGCAGCTCCATTTACGTATACTTTCTCATCTTCTAAATAATATACTGGATCTGTATCGCTAGCTGCATATATAGATGTAGTATCATTAAATTTAGCTTTTTGTATTGCTGGGATTTCCCTAGCTGCTAAGTCTCCTTTGTCTACTGCTAATACTTTTTTACCTGCAGTAGTTAAACCAGAATCTGTTATTGCAGTAGTTTTTGCTACTTGTAATAACTTTTCTACTGGTAATACGTCTATAATCTCAGCTCCTATATCTTGTATAGAGCTTGAAATTAAATCATCATCTCCAACAGATCCTATTAAATCTTCTATTTGTGTTTTAAAACTCATGCTACCTCAGTATAACTTGTTGATGTAGTACTTTGTTCCGAATAAGAAGGCGCAGAAATACTTAATTCTGTAAATGATGCAGAAGAAATAGTTTGCTCTGTATAAGAAGTACTGTTTCCAGATACTTCCGATAAGGAAATAGCTACATCCCATGTTAAAGGAAATGTAATTGTATCCCAACTTTCTGTTAAGTCAGACCAATATCCTGTACCTGTAAAAATTTCTACCATTAATAATCGTATTGTCTTATGTGATAGCCAGAGCCATCTCTTCCTTTATTGGCATATTTCTTTCCTTCTCTTATGCACATTTCCCATTCATTATTAAAATATTGAGCAGATTGTAAAGTAGCAGGGTTTAGCTCATACCCTTTGGCTATTGCATATGTAGCCAATGCATCATGAAACTCTGCTGGAATCGCAGGGGATTCTGTCATAGTAATCCCTGTTCCAGATGCTACAAAATCTTCGTCCAATTTTACAGCATGGATCGTAACTGTTTTTACTTCATTAACAGAAATATAATCTGTGCTAGTATCTGCATCTGATACCATAGCAAGACCAATGGAATCTCTTTCTATCCACCACACTTTTTTTAAAGCTGCTGTTCTTTGATCAACTGACATCTGTTTTCTCTGGTTTGCCTACTAAACGTGGTATCTCATATCCATCATAATCAACTCTAGTAATTTCAGATATACTATCATCTAAATCATAATATCTTTGATCGGCTACACTAGGAAACGTATATACGGTATTTAGTATTCTTGTTTTTCTACAAAACTCATCCAACGCCTTATTTAAAAAGATACGTATTTGTGTTTCTCCTAAATCAGGATGATGTTGCTTTACTGTTTCTATTAATTGCTTTTGTGTCATTTAATTTTTAAAGGCTTTTTTAAAGCGTCTATTACAGACTTAAACATTGATTTCTTTTTTTTCTTTTTAGAAACCATTCTTTTTGTACTTCCTGTTTTATTTGCATTCATTAGCATTTTTATTCCAACGTCAGGGGAGCACTAGGCTCCCCCAACTTGTTTTGTTTATTAACTAATCGTTATACCAGCCGCAACTTTTCCAAGACCGCCAACTATATAAAAATTAGTACCATCTGCTACCAACTTTATATAATCGCCTGCAACTGCTGATCCATCAACAAATGTAATTGTAGTATCACTACCATCACTTGTATCTGCTACATCATCAGCAGCTCCAGCACTTACTGAACCTAGTATTGCACCTGATGGAGCTACTACTGTATAGCTTGCACCAGAAGGTGCACCTTTTACAATAAATGTAGCTTCCCATCCAATGTTACTAGGAGCAGGTAAAGTTGTTGCAAACTCAGAAGTTGAGTTAAGCATAAGAACTTTACCGCTATCAGCAATAGTTAAAGTTGAAGCGGCAGTCAATTCCTTGACTCCTGCACTTGAACCACCTAAATAAGGTCTAGCCATTATAAGCCTCCTTACGCTGTGATTTTAAACAGATGATGACTTTCAATTAGCTGTATACCAACACCTTCATCAGACATGTATTGATCTTTAACACCATCAAAGGCATTATCGGTCTTAATGTTTGTCTGATACATAGATGGACGATAAACTGCATGAAACAGATTTTCATCAGATACAACTGCCATGAACTTGTTATAAGGCCCACGTAGTGCTGGAGTTGGAATCAACTGCAACATGCCGTGAGGCGTTTCAAGTACCCTGTAGTTAAAACCAAGAGCATCACGTTTCATGTCTCCAATAGAAACTGTCCAACCAGAGTTGCCAGCTATCCCTGAAGCACCAGCCATTTTAGACCAGTAACCAAGTGCCCCAGCACCACAGAATGCACGTTTAACACCTGCTTCTGGAATGTACTGGAATACTTTTTCCATGTCATCTACAAAGTTTGCGTATCCGTAAGAACTATCAATAGTAAATACGTTTTGTGCATCGTGTGTAGAAGTAGACTCACCATACTTTTCTAATGCTGAAATAATTCCATATGTTGAACGAACTAAATTCCCATCTGAATCAGTTCTTCCGCCATCTGCAAATGTTTCATCATTATTAGTATCGTTATTTCCAGCTCCATAAGATGCTTCTTGCAAGCCCGTACCGCCTAATCTTTGGCCAAACAAAAATGCTTTTTCTTTTTGCATTTTGTGTTCTTGAGCTTTTTGCCTACGAAGTCTAGACAATTCTGAAGACTCTCCACGAAGTACTGCTGCTTCTAAAGTACCAGTAACCTGTAAAGGTGTCTTAAAGATTTGAGTAGAATTATAGACTACTTGCAATTCATCTGCCCATGCTTCTGGAGCTGAGCTACCTTCACCATGTGCATTACCTACTACCATAAAATAATCATTATTAGAAACGGAAATAGCCGCTCCTGTTAATGCTTTTACAGTAATGTGATTTGCTTCTGGTATAGCTGTAATAACTGCAGTTCCTCTGTTTGTTGCTTTTGTTACATCCCATATTTCACAAACCAAACCGATCCAAGAAGAATCTGGTGAAGATGCTAAATTACTTGCTCCATCAACTTCTAAAGAATCCCCATTGTCATCATTATCTAATGTGGCTCCTTCTGCTGCTTGAAACTCTTGTTTTACCCAAGGATTACGATGTTCAAACATCTTAAAAATTGGGTCTGGGACTTTTCGCATTTCCTGATTACTAACCATTGTAGTAAAAGGTGCAACGTCTGTCCATAGCTCCTTAGTGACCTGCGGATCTACGTAAAAATTCCGTCTATCCGTATAAAGTACACCAGAAGCTCCTTGCATTAGCTGCTTTTCTGTAGCTGCCATTTGTTAACTCCTTATTTGTCTAGTTTACTTTACAACAAATTACTTACCAAAGAAAGCATCGTTAAACAACTGCTGATCAGATCGAGGTTGCTCAGCTTTTCCTGTCTGCACTGCTGCAGTTCTAGGAACAGCCAAACGCTCTGCCTGATTTTGCATTTCTGTTTTACGTTGCTGTACTACTGGGTCAGTATTTGTTCTTAATTCAAACAACTTTGCTAAATTATCCATCGTTAGATTTTGAGGATTCTGAGACCAAGCAACAAATTCAGCAGATTTCTGCTGATCCCAACCAAAGTTGTTTACAGCATGACTCATCGCTTGACGCTGAACCATTTGCGCTTGCTGCTGTTGCATTTGTTGTTGATATGCTTGTTGCATCTCTGCTTCTCTTATTTGATCTTTTTTTTGTAAAAAACCAAGATAATCATCACGATAGTTTTCTTTAGCTAACCGATACTTAAATGAATCACTCTCTGGATCATTATAAGCATCTACCTCATTGTATGAATGTGGTCTTTCTGGGGCTGATGGCTCCTTCAGTGAAGTCTCTTGCAATCCTTGGTTTGGGTATGCTTGAGGTTGTCCATTGGAGGGTGTCTGTTCTAACTGGTCAAGAACTTGTGGGTTATTCCGAATCATCTGCTCAACTGGAGCAAGACTATTCTTATAATAATCCAATTCTTGACGAATCTGTCCTAATTCACCCTTGGCTTTATCAGCTTGTGATTGCCAATATTCAAAACGAGTTGAGTCGTCTTTAGAGGAAGTTTCTTGTGTTGCTTCTTGAGTAATTGGTTGATCCACACCTGTAGCATTTTCTACAGGTACTTCCTCTGCCAGTATTCTAGGTTGCTCTACTTGTACAGCAGCCTGTTCTACTGGTGCATCACCAGCATTACTCACTTCTATGATATTCTCCATTACTTTTCCTTTGCGATTTGGTTATTTCCAGCAACCGCTTTCTTCAATTTTTTCATTAACTAAAATTCTCTGCTCCCATAGTATCACCCTGTGGTAAACCTTGCATAAATGGATTTGGAACATTTCTAGCAGCTCCATAATCATCTGAATATGGATTTTGCATCATTTTTTCAGTTGTCATTAAATAATTTTCAAGTTCCTTGGCTCCTTCTGGAGTAGAAAGCATTTTTTCAATTTGTTTTTTATGTTGATCAGATCGTTTTGAAGATAAAGCATGAATAGATGTTTTCATTTTTATATCAAGCTTATCATTTGTATTATCAATTATATATTTTAAAGCATTAAAATGTTTATTTTCTTTTAAATCTTTAGGAGACCCTGAATATGTAACAACATAATGATCCTTTTTTTTGTTGTACACTAAACCACCTAAACCACCTGTTTCACTTTTTATAAGCGATCTCAAAGCTTGATACTGATTAATTTTAGATTCCTCATTACTTTCAGAAATACCATATGCAATTCCACCACCTAAAGTACCAGCTAAACCTGCAGCTCCAATGTACTCTGGATTATTTCTTAATAAATCAGCTCCTCTATCTCTAGCAATACTTCCATAATTTTTTCCAGCTTGCCCTAAATTCTTAGCACTTTGTAATGCCCGTTGTAATATTTTCCCGTACGCCATTATCTTAAATCTCCCGTGTTTAATGTATTGCCTTGTGGTAAGTCTTTAGTAAAAGGATTAATATATTCTAAAGCACTAGGTATATAATCTTCTTCAGCTTCTGGATTTCCTGATATTCTCATCCACTCTTTAGATCTCCACAAAGCATCATCTGTATCACTTGCTTTATTTTTTAACATTTGTTCTTTTTCGCTAGTACTGGCGTTAACAAATGCTTCATAATCTTTACCCTTAGGCTCACCTACAAAAATAGACCATATTGTTTCGTGATCATTTATGTCTGTTCTTATTTTATTTAAATAATCTGGATAGCCAGAGTAATTATCAAAATATTCTCTATCTTTTAAATAAGCAATACGATCAGCATCACGAGCCTTTGGATCTCTTTTGTATCTATATGGAGCTGTAAAAGGAATATGTTCAAAAATGCTCATTATTCCTCCAGCCTTAACATTTCTTCATTCATTTGTCTTGATGTATTTCTACGTGCATCAAACTCTGCTATATCTTCTTTAGCTACTTTCAGCTCATCTGCAAGACGAGTCTGATATAACTTCTGCGCCATTTCTACTTTTGCTTCAGCTTTTGCAAGCTTCTTTTCAAATTCTTTGACCTCAACACGCTTTCTATCATGGAGAGATTCTCTTTGTGCAGTTTGGAGATCTCCTTTAAGGTTTTTAATTTCTTCTGTCTGCGCTTGTATCTGGGACTGCATTTTCTGCATCTGACCTGCACGTTCAAGTACACCCTCCATATCAGCGACATCAGTCTGCTTGAGTACTTCGATCTGGTCGATAAGACCCGAACTGTATAATTGCATATAGTACTCAAACCGTGCCCAGCGATTAGATGGAAGAGTTGAGCCTGATAGAACCACCACATCGTATTTACCAATAGTAACATCATTTACCTTACCCATTAGATTTCCAATATCATCATATATTGGACTATTGATTTCCATTTCAAGAGGTCTGTTATTAGGCTGCATCAACCTAAATATCTTTTGATCTGTATATACATATTGAATAAGACCGACAACTACTTTAGCTAATTGGTTAAGACACTCTTCAATGTCATCTCTTTTTGATTTAATTCTACGTTGACCAAATTCGTCCAGAGCGACAGTACCTTTAAAGGTCTGAGGTGCACTACCAATATCACCTTGCATTAATGCGTAAATTCCCAGTATTCGTTCAATATCTGCCTTTGCGTCTGCTTCATTCTTATATAACTCATTCGGTAAAGGTACTGGCCCTGCAACAATAGGTTGTCCTAATTCAGGATCAAATTCAATAACTGCTGTACCAGCTTTGCCCCATTCAGCCTCTAAATTAGCTTTATCCATACTCCCTCTGGGAATTAAAAGCTTTACATTGGTTGAACTGGAAGCATGAGCTACAATTAAAGAACGTATCTTATTAATGTACTCCTGTAGCCCTTTGACAAGTCTGACATCGCTCATAGGGTACGGATTACGATTAAATCCATTCATAAAAGGAACAATAGGATATTCTTCTATAGGTAAAGAAGCTAAAAACATTTTATGATCTCCAACACTTACGCATTGTTGTATTTGAGTCATTTCTATTTCATTAACCATAATACCACCATCTTCTATTAAATCTTCTTTAGTAAGAATATCAATAGTTGTAGTGCTATTTGGTATAGATCCTTGGTGTTCTTCTCCTGCCATAGGAGTAGGTTGCCCTGTATTGGGATCCATCATTAAATGATATGTAGTGCCTATTTTTTCAGCTATTTCGATATATTGACTAACATTTGCTTTATCTGTATGGATTGTTTGTTCCCCAGCATTTGTTATTAAAACAATAGGCTCTTTCTTGTATTCCTCATACTGTACTTCATTTAGTACTCTCTGGTCATTGCTCAAAGGATCATAGATCTTATAATAAGGAAGTTTAATTTTTGTGTAGCGTTCAAATAATTCTAATTCTCTTTCTTCTGTAATAGACTGACCAGTCAGTCTTCTCTTTAATGTTACATCTTCATTTAATAATGCATGACGAGAATCAGAAGCTGTGTTAAGATAGCTAGTTTCACTACTTTCTCTAATAATATCTTCAAACTCAGGATACATTGCTATCAACTGTGTTTGCGTAATGATCTTACCAACTATAATATGAGCAGCATCTCTACAAAAAGGATCCTTGCTACTAGGATCAATAAATAGTTCAAGTGGGTCTATTGCATTAATCTTAACCTCACCTGCACCAAAGTCGGCATCGGGATCTATATAAGCCATCATCACACCCATGCCTTTAACATAGTAATCGTCTATCGCCTGTTTTAACTCTACATTGCCATTAGAATGATCCCATATGTAAGCCATTAAATCGGAAAACATCCTGCCGACTTTAGCATCACTATTCTCTCTTGCTGTTGATTGAAATTTTGGATTGTTAGCAGTAAGCATTGCTTTTGCTTGCTCTACTGCAGAATGTACTACATTAACTACTAAAGGCTCTTGAGCACGTTTACGAAGTGCAGTAACTTGATCGTCACTCCATTGTTTTCCATTACGAAACTCATTATCCTCTACTGCTTGCGTTATCCAGTTTTCACGGGCTGAAGCATAATCAGTTAAGAGGTCTTGTGTTAATTGTACGTCAGTATCTTTATTTGTATCTTGATGCAATGTAGAAAGTCAGACTTTTATCAACTTAAACGTTTACTTTAGGTAATTTGTTCCAAATTAAGCTATCTTCCAGCTTATATCGTCCAAATTATCTAGAGTATAAGACTTTTTATTTTCTTTTACAACGCCTTTATGATGAGGAGGGTAACATTTTTTCATTGCATAAAAAAGACCATCTAAAAGATCGTCATGTTTCCCACGAGGATATAATAGAAGCTCGTCACGTAGCTCTGACATTGATTCTAGCATATACATCTTCTTTTGAGCAAAATAAGGTTGCATAGTTTCTAAGCGTGAAGACTTGCTGGTTCTTGGACTTTCTTTTATTTCAAGACCAGATATAAATATTTTTTCTTCATCACATCGCTGTCTCAAGTATTCTCGTAGCATTTCCTGATAGCCTACACTCTCTACTCGTACCTTTACTGGTTTGAATATCTTAAAATACTCGATAATGCTTTCTGCAAGTTGCATGGGAGTTGCCCTTTGGCGGTAATACTGGAGAATATACCTTTTGTTGTTTTCGTCTACCGCAACGGGCATGATTACAGAGTAGTCTGCCGTCTTGCGAACCGAAGAAGCAGGGTCAACCCCCATAAACACATTTACAGGAAACTCTTCTTTATCATTCTTTAGATAATGATTTCCTACTTTGTCAATTTTTAATTCATAGTCATGATACTGAATATACTTCTCTTGAAAGAGCTGATCTTCATCACCAACAATTTGGCACATATATTCACGATAAAATACACTAGCTCTACCAATAGATTCTAATTCTTCTTTTTTTTGCACTAATTTAGCTATAGGCTGCCAATCTTCCCATAATGCTATATTCTTATCTAGGTCTGGAGCAAAATGCATATTAATCCAGCCCTTCATTTCTTTTAATATCTCTACCATACATCTTTGATGCTGTGGTGTCCCAATTACAATAATCTTACCTTTCTTAGGGTCTAATGAAGGTACAGCACTCTGCAATAACCAGCGTAAGTTCTGTTCCATTGCTTCAGCAGTCTTTGTATTGTTTTCATCTTCTGGATCATCTACAATAATTAATGTAGGTCTTTGGCTACCTACCTTAATACCACGTAACTGCTGTCCTGTCCCCTTGCATATAATCATTGTACCGTCTTTAAGCTCTATTTCTGACTTTGCCCATTGCTTTGCACTGTGTTGGCCCCAATACCCATAGATTTGTCTGAAGGCTTCGCTGTATTCTATAGTGTCCTTGATGGTGCCAAGGAGCTTGATGGCGTGATCTTGGGTACGGGATACCAACACAATAAGTTTTGCTCCACTGTCATTCATGATGTGGAAAAGGGGGTAAACACCTCCTACAATAGAGGATTTAGCATGACCACGTGGAGCAATTATATTTACTTGTTTATTTTTATTATTTGTAATAGCGTCTGCTATCTTGTAATGAAAATCAGGAGATGCAGCAGAGAACATATTAGACATAATTACTTTACCAAACATAATCATGTTAGTTTTTAATTTATCTTGTATATAGTCTTTATGCTTTACTGACATTTTTCAATATAATACTTGATGACATTTTCTTAATAGCGTTCAATGGCAATATAGTCATTAGGTCTTCTCTGCCTTTCCTTGTATATACTTTCTTGTAAGAATCTCGTACATGGTCTGCATAATCTCCCATATCTACTGATGTAGCAATCCATAGTCTTAGAACTTTTGTGCATACCAATATAAAGTAATCATGGAACTCATACGCAAAGAAATCAGCGTCTCCATAGATAGAACCTTTGTTACCATGTACGTTTTTTATCTCTAATACAACATATGCATCATTTGGATGGATATTTTCTTTATTAAACCTTTTAGAGCTTTTAACATCTACCTTAAAAGGAAAATTAACTATATAATCCCAATGATTATGTATATCATCATGATCTGAAGATTTTTTATTTTTAAATCCATAGACCTGTAGGCTTTTAACAAAGCGTTGCTCTGCCTCATCGCCATATTTATAATATTCTTTAAAATTTACCACGTTTCTTTGGTTTCCAAGGGCATTTTCTTATATTGTCTACCCTTGTCTCCAATATCCCCCCTTTTTCTAGTCCGCAATGTACATTATCTTGGTACTTACCAGCAAATGGACATTTCTTTTCTTTTACAGTGCAATATGAAAACAATCAATCATATTCCAATGAAAGAGTATCGTATAGATACCCATATGTTTCCATTTCACGCAATGCATCTATAGCAATATTTGTTACATTGCTATCTTTGCTATTTTGCATCACAGCAATTACATGTAAAGCTCTAATAGCTACATCTAACTGCTGATTTTTCATACGATCGTCTGTTACACCATCGTATTCTCTTTCTGCTTCATTGTTGTACTTCATTCGTCTCGGATTTCCTTTGCAATGTTAACTTCTTTTCTTCTTTAGCAATAGTATCCGCTATTTGCTTCGTCATATCCACCTGTATCGTGTCTGTTATCATCTGTTTATTAGGCTTCATTTCTAATAAATCCATTAGATAGTCATTTGCCTTTAAAAAGTTGTTAACATCGCCTTTATTTTCAGCCATTGTTAGTGCACGTAGTATATTATCTACTGCAAACTCTTTATTAATGGCTTTATCTAGTAATAATTCTTTGATTTTCTTTTCGACCATACGCTTTGCTACCTTTTGTTTAAGGAATCTGCGTACTGTTGCAGTGGGGACTTTCTGTTCAGGTCTGTATATCTTACCAAGAGCGTCATAGTCCACTTTTCCATCCTCAAACACCATTTGTGCATATGCGGCAACAGTATTTTTAGCACGTACTTTTCCAGATTCTTCTGCATCCCATGTCCTTTTAGGGTTTGTTTTACTATACACCCCATATTCATGATTTGTTAAAAAATTTATTTTTGAGAATCCACTATCCCATCCTACTCCACAGGTAAGTTTTATAAACGTTTTCACTCTACCGTTCTTATCTGTGTAGTTCTTTCTATCATAGCATTCCGCTACATACCCATCATCTGTTAAACCCCAGTCGCCAACTTCAGCCTGACGCCAATATACGTAATCAAGCTTCTTTTGTTTAGCTTGATCTTTCGTATATACTGGATGTTTACCAGTTTTCCCATCTATTTTTCTTGTTATTTCCACGTTTAGCTATATGTACATAGAGCTATATGGCCATATAGCTATATGGTTATATATATATCTATATGTTTTAATCCATACTCTCATTAGAGTTTTTATCCATATTTAAGTTTTGCTCTATTATCTTAGATATGATCTCATATTCAGCACTAATTGACTCTGTAATCTGATTTGATTCTTCTACCATCTTGTCATATTGCTGCTCGGTCATCACCTTCTTTTCCCAATGCCCAGTATTCATATTAAACACTTCATATTCTTTTTTGAGCTTACTTTTCATAATACACTTGAACTTAATATAGCTAACTTACACATTACAACGCTTTAAAGGAATCATTAGTTTCATAATACTCTTTTCAAAATTGTAACAAGAATGTGTGTGGGAGGAACATATTACAAGTACCCCCCTTGTAATTGGGTTGCCTTAATTGAGAACCGTTGAGTTGGTTGGTTTAGGATAGATTGGTTAGAAGTGTCAGCTCGCACACTCCCTGACCCAGCTATCTTAACCATGCACTCTTCGGTCACACCATGTGCTCACTACATTCACACACGTATGCCCATGATGAGTACATATATAAATCCCTACAGTACTGTAACGTACTGCATGTCTTTATCTTCCTCTATGTATGATACCTAACTAACTACTAAAGGAGTAATCTTATGGGTACATTCACTAAAGTATTAAAGAACACAGCATGGTTTACTGTTGGTGTTACAGCTATAGCAGTAAAGAAAGCACATGATGGAATCAACACAATCATGGAAGAGGTTGAATCTGGCAGACCTCAAGAACTTGTCAGACAACAGTGTACATTTATCAAAGAGAAGGTATCTTCTACTACACAACGTGGTAAAGATGCCAGTTTACACGATAAAGCTATGGACGAACTTGAGAAAATTAAAGCTCAGTTTAACAGATCAGCATCATGTACAAATTAATCAATCTATTACATAATCTAGTCATAGTCGTATTTTGTGCATTTCTTGCTACAAGTATGATCTATGGAATGGCAACAGTTATCTGGCTCCTCTTTGGAGTCAGGTAACTAATTAAGTAAGGAACAATCATGAGAGCAAATACTAAATCTCAGTTCAAAAATACCGAACTGAAACAACGTAAGGGAGGTAAACATGCCCCCTATAAATCTACTCGACTACAAGACAATACTAAAATTGCACATCTAAATACTGCAATTATTGGTAGAATAGGCGAAAATCGAGTAGAAAATCACTTACTTGAGAATGATTATCAAGTATTCAACCAAACTGCAGACACTTGGGGAATTGATCTTGTATGTTTTAAGCCAAAACTTTGGAAAAATGAATGGAAGATCAATTTAATCACAGTACAAGTAAAATATCATACTATTGCTTACAATACTTCCTATGGGAAGTCATTGAAAGTCAATATTACTGAAAATCATGCAGATTGGATCGCAGTACCTATTGATCGTGGATTTGTAGATGATTATGAACATATTATCTACTATCCTAACGAAAAGAAAGGCATCCGCCATGTACGGGAATTTTCTTTCAAAGAGAAATACCTCGAATCAAAATATAAAAACCAAAACCCACGCAGATGGGCTACAAATTGGTATAAATTACCAACACCAAAGCCTCAATCTGGTTGGAATAAACTCATACAATCACGAACATCTTGTGATTAATTACTGGAGGGGGTTGTGCAAACAAGTCGCAACCCTCACACCTTCCTCTATCTATAAAAATCAAAAGGAGTATCTTATGCTACTAAGTGAATGTTGTGGAGCTAAAGTCATCGAAGATTATGACCTCTGTTCAAAATGTTTAGAACATTGTGATAGTTATGATGACGAAGAAGAATAAAAACAGCTTCCTCTATTTTTGGATGCATGGTGCGTCCAATTACTAACCATAAAAAAGGAGTCATTCAATGACTAAAATTAAAGATCTATTAAAATCGTTTGCAGGTATAGCTAGCAAAGCACCTGAAAGACCATATGAAAGCGTATGGTTGCAGAAAAGCAAACAAAATGATGACGGAACATATCAGAACATCAAAACAACTGTAGAACAGATGATGAACGATACAACTGATGAATACATTTACAATGTATGGTCAGAGTTCTCAGAAGATGGTGCTGAAAGTTTCAATACATTTGTAGAAACTGAACTTATTCCTAACGGCATGAGAACACTTGAAAGCACAGCTAGAATGTCTAAAGATCAAGGTTCCATACGATACATGATAGCACGACCAATGAACAGTTAACATCATACAAAAGCACATGGGTACATCCTATGTGCTTTTTTTACGCTTCGCTACACTCAGCGGAACAACTTTTTTTAAAAGGTGCTACGCTCAGTAATATAAAATTATGGACTGTCGAACAAGAAACAAATTGACTGTAAGTGCAGTTATTAGTATATTTAAAGCCCTTCACAGGGGGAGTAAACAAGACATCTATAACAAGATTTTACTTATGGTTAGGTAGAACAAGTACGCTTGTACACAGGGGAGCAGTATCTATATGGTACTGCTTCCTTTATTTCTAATAATATGGAGGAACATATGAGTAACTATAAACAAATGTTTCAAGATGCTATAACAGATACATTGTCAGAGTTACATTGTATACATCATCCAAACGTAGAGCTTAATTACATAGAAGTAACAAGCTTACAAAAAGTATCTTGGGATGAAACACCAATTAAAACATATCATGATATTGAATACTGTCCTAAATGTTTTGAAATACATGAAACAGGAAAAGAATTTAAACATGATATAAAACCTAAACCATTATTCACAAACATAAAAAGGAGCACTAATGCAAAACAATAATAGATCAGAAACAGATCAAATGAAATTAGAAGCAGCAATTTCTACGTTAGAAAATTATCCAGATGATTTAAATATGATTAGTCAAAGCATTGATGAAATCTATAACATCTCACATAAACTACTAGAAACTACAGTTACTACTAATAGGCAGCTAATTAATGTAGTTAAACTATTAACTAAAAACATACAAGATGTGGAGGACAACTTATGATAACAGAATCAGATATTATCTTTGATAATTTAGCAGAAAATGTGTTTCCACTTCTTGAAGAAGCAATTGATCGAGAAGCATCACATATTATGGATGAATTTAACATCAACCCAGAAACAATGGTAAAACTAATCGAATCTTGGTTGCACAATGCAAGTAAAAACGATTATATACCTAATACAAAATGGAGAAATGTATGAGTAAAGTAGGAACATTTGCCACAGTTGCAAAAGGTGCTAGTTATTTAGCACTTGCATTAAATCAAATGTTAAGACTAGCTACATCAGGAGCTAGGTTTGCTATTGATTCTTTTGCAGATAGAAGACGCTACAATATAGAACTACTTGTACAAGGTGCTACCATTGAGACTAAAGAGAATCAATCTGGTGCACAATTAAGTAGAATTGTACGTATTATGGGAGAAGTTGGCGTAGACCAAGCAATTATCACAGATGTGAAAAAGGAGACATCATGATGATATTTTGGGACATTCCATCTTGGATGTTAGTAATTACATGGTTTGTAACAATGAACATAGCCATAGTTGTAATCGCACATCTATGGTTATGGTTTATTACATTATTTAATGAAAAAAGGAGTAAACAATATGAAAAAATACAAAGATGAAGCAGGTTGGACTATAATAGATGAAACAGTAGATATAGTAAATGAAACAGTAGATGAACATCTAAATGCTTATAATCATCTAGTAAATGAAAAACTATTAGATCGTGAAGAAGATATTAGAGTGCTAAATAAGAAAATAAGCACACTAAGACTAGCTTTATTAAAAATACAAGCTACAGACTTTGATAATTTGCATGAAAATCTAATAAAAAAGGCTTTAAGCTATGAATAACGTAGAAAAAGTTAGCAATACGGATAAAAGACCAGCTATAGCTTTTGATGACGCAGGTGAAGTTGGAATAATACAAATAGCATTGAGAACATATAAAAATAATATGGAAAAATGGAGAGTTGACGCTGGAGGAGACGATTTTAAAAATAAAATCAATGGATTATTAGACGAATTAGATAAAGTAAAACAAATGTTTAACAAAAAGGGGTAAACAAATGATGATACTACACTGTGGTGGACGTAAAGTAGATTTTACAGATCTACAAAACGTACCACTACCAGAAAAAACAGACACTTATACACCTGTAGCATTTGGAGATTTAATCACCAATGCACAAGAAGTAGCAAGTGACTTATTAACAGAACAGACGTTCAAAGAAGGACATTATGCTTTGGCTGGTAAAGACCAAAGAATGTTCGCAGTATTGAACTATGAAGGAGATAACCCAGATATGGGAGTATCTCTAGGTATAAGATCCAGCTATGACAAATCTATGTCAAATGGATATTGTTTTGGAGCAAACATAACAGTTTGTGACAACATGATATTTGCTGGAGACTTTACCATTATGCGTAAGCATACAAAGAACGTATTTGAAGATCTCAGAGACCAATTAGTGTCTACACTATATAACTTTCAGAGAAATTCAAAATTCCAAAATATAGTTGAAGATAAGAAAATCATGCAAGATACACATCTTACATCAGACGCAGCGTATGAGTTTCTTGGCTTACTATTTGGACATAAGGTCTTAAAAGCAAGACAACTAACAACAGCAGTAAACTGCTGGAATAAACCACCATACCTTGAATTTGAAGGTAAAACTATGTGGGGATTGTATAATGCATGTACAGAGGCACTAAAAAGTACACCTCCTAATCATATTATACAAAAACACATAAAACTGCATGAATTTGCAACAGCTTAAAAGGAGCAAACAATGATAAAAATACAACAAGGAGATGTATTATTTAAAAAAGTAAGTGGAGAAGAGTTCAGAGCACTTCGAAAAAAAGAAAGTGAAAAACAATACCCTAGCTGGACTATTACCTCTGGACTAAAATCACACGAAGTTAGGCTAAATGAAAATAAAGCACTACATAATAACAAATGTACAGTTGCTTTAGGAGAAGCTACTGGACATCATCATCGCTTTGAAACAGCATCAGATGGTGCTGTAGTAACAGCGTATCGTACCAGTTATCATTTTGGATCTAACAACCCACAAGTATGTGACTACGTTGCAATAGAAGGCAAAGATGGATATGCTACATTAACACATGAAGAGCATAATCCTGTCACAGTACCTAGTGGATATTACAAAATCGAAATTGTAAAAGAGTTTGATCACTTTTCACAATTAGAAAGGAGGGTAGTAGACTAATGGCATTTGCTAATTACAACGAAAGCGCATGGAATATGAAAGGTAATACCTTAGAACTAGAAGATTATATAAATAAGTTTAAAAACTTAAAATCTAATAAAGTTCACATGTTCAAAAGATGGTTAAATGGTAGTCGTTATGTACTATTATGGGGAAATAGCAAAACCATTAACTTCACATCTGATTGGTCTTTAAGATCATATAAATCAGAAAATCCTAGTAGAGAAATAGAAGCTTGTATTGATATAAAAAACAATACATTAACTATATTTGATCTAAATATACTAGAAAAAGGAGCTAATGTATTTGGTTATAAATTCTCTTGGAACGTCACAGTATCACATCACTGGGGAACAAATACTTTATATGAAGGAACTAAGCATGAAATCAAAAGTGCTAAACGTTGTACTGAATTAAAAAGTAAAAATCAAAAAGACTTTCCATACGCTTGGAATGGAATGAAGATTGATTTAGGTACATATAAAGTAATCAATAAACCACCTCAGGAAGTAAAAGATAAATTGGATTATTGGAAAGAAGTTACTAGAATCCAAAGAAATGCATCTTCTAGAGCAAGAAGAGCTAATCTAAGAGCGTTAGACCGTTTAGATATATATCGTAATACTGGAAATATTAACGATATAGAAATGGAAGACGCTTTTAGGCTATTTAATGTATCTGAAAGACGTGAAGTCATTGATGCATTTGGAATGGATACTATTCTTGCCAATTGTGAATCTGAAGTCTTAGATAAAGACTTAGTAGATGATAGACCATACGAAGTAGTACGAGTTAAAGTAGAAGATAAAACAATGCCAGACGGATCACGTTGGTGTAATTATCTACGAATGGTAAATCCAAGTACATCTGAAATTCATTTTGAAGGTGTACCAAATACTCAAAGTACAGTGCAAACAGCTTTAAGCTGGAGAGATGGAGACGCAGGAGCTTACGTAAAACCAATAGTGCTTACATAATTGTGAAGCAGTGTGGTTCCTTCGGGTTTGCTCCTCCAATTGTTGAACTCCGCATCGTTCGACAAACTGCACTGCTTCCTTTATTTGCAAATTGCAATCACTGACGGTGGGGACACTAGACATGCATACAAGAGTACGTACTCTTGATTGCACACTCGACCTCCCCACTAGACGTGTTAACTTAATAAAAACAGGAGTTAGAATGAATAAATTCTACGAAATACTGAGAAATGAAGACTATAAACCATTTGTAGAAACAAAAGGTGGTGGTAATTTCTCAGCAGACTATGTGTCTTGGGCAGTAATGCATGATCATTTGAAAAGACATTTTCAATATGTTGCATATAAGACACATGAATACCAAATCACTAAAGATGGTACTACTCTAACTTTACCATACATGCTATTACCAAATGGTACTGCAGTAGTTAAAGTTACTCTTACATTAGAAGATAATGAAGGAGATAGACAAACACATGAAGAATGTCTAGCAGTACGTAACTTTAAAATGAGTGCAGAAACATCTCCAGATGCTGCACAAGTAGAAAATACCATCAGACGTTGTATAGCAAAAGCAGGTAGCATGTTAACTGGTTTTGGTATAGAACTATGGTTTGGAGAAGACATTAAAGATCTAGATTATAGACCAGAAACATTGAGAAATGGTCAAAAACCTAAAGAAGGTCATATAACAATAGATCAAAATGTAAAATTAGATAGACTTAGCAGAGACCCTGTATTCAAAGGAACTGATACGTCTACTAAAGTAAAAACTTTAATCAATTCAAATCCAACAGAAGAGAAAGCACAAGCTGCTATTGATAAATTGGATAAGAAGATTAAAGAACTAAGAAAAAAACAAAAGGAGGCAGCATAGATGCCGTACGAAAAAACAGGAACAGTCAAATCTGTGAAAATAGATTATGACGTTGAAAAACAGTGGGGGAATTGGAACCCCACTTTTGATATGTTCTTAACTATAACATACAACGATGGACAAGACTGGGATAACACCTTAGAAATCTATGGAAATGTAAAAAAAGACATAGAGACTACGGATCAAAAGTCTTGGGGATCAGCATTTAAAATAAAGAACTTCTTTGAATCAGTATTTAAAGAAAAAGATCTTTATATGAATAATGATTACACAATTCCAGATAAATGGTGTGACGTAGCTATAGGAAGACAATTTATGTTGTGTTCTTATAAAACTACAAAACTCAAGAAAAGCGGTAAGCATTTCTGGGACACCTATAAGATTGTTGCTAGATCAGATGCAGCACAAGGTACATTGAAGACGAAAGTCATGAAAGATGTACAAGATGGATGGATTAAGAACTATTTTACAGAAGATATGGATAAAGATATTGAAACATCTGCTCCAGCAAAACCTTCTGCAAAAGCCGATTTCGATCTGGACATTTAACATGAAAGTACCAACTGTTAAATTCATAATAAAGAAATGGCTGAGAAATAGATTAGACAATGGTATAGAAACAGTCGCTTCTCATGAAATTGAAACAAATTTGGTCAATTACGGAAACGAGTATTGGGGGAAATTACATACCCCCAGTACTTATTCACGTGCTTGGAGACATTTAAAAAGTGGAACCGAGCTAGACGATATTGATGTTTCAACGATTAAAGAAGTTAAGACAGAAAGTGCGGAGACAACATGGAGACTAATAACTGGTGGGTAGAATACGCTACCACAAGTGTTAGCAATAGAAATCATCTTTGCAAACTAGAAGAGTTTCCTAGTATAGCAGCACAACATCAGAATCTAGAAATATACAGAAGTATGTTTCTTTATGATGCTGATATTGTAGAGTTTGTTGCTAAAAACGATACTGTAACTGGATTCAACGGAGTACAAGGAGTAGATAAACTTGTTATTGACATTGATTACATTAAAAATGACAATAACATGGGTAACGAAACACGATTAAAAGTCTTGGACGTAATTGACAAAATGGAAAAACTTTTGATACAACCAGAACATTATAACATATGGTTTTCTGGTAAAGGTTTTCATATACATCTTGGCAATGTCTACGGATTTGAAAATTCTAACCAAGTGGCTAAACAAGTAAGAGCAACCATGCAACGTGACTTTGGCGAACATATAGACATTATATATGATAGCAGAAGATTGATACGTGCTGGACATTCTTACAATAAAAAATCAAAGCTATATAAAATACCTATATCTTATGCAGAATTATCTGAATTAGAGTATTTAGACATAGCTGAATTAGCACAGGAGATTAGAACTAGCTACAAACCTCATAAAATTACTAAAGAGGCAGTAGTTGGATTAGATCCTATGGATATGAGTCGTAAAAACATTGAAGAAGTACGTAAAGTATTCGACAATGCAAAAGGAATATCTACAAGATACATTACATGCGTACAGCATATTTACAATGCTGGACATGTACCAAATAATAGGCATAAACACCTATTGGCTTTAACAAGCATATGGCGAAAGAAATATGCTTTTGATAAAGTAGCATGTGATCATCTTGCAAGAGCTTATATGACTAAGATGAATAATCCATTGGATCCAGTTGAAGTTAGCAGAATCGTTAGTGACGCTTTCAAAAATGATTACAATTACGGTTGCAATCATCCAGTACTACAACCTTATTGCGATAGTAAATGTCTATTGTATAAGTACAAAAATCTTGATGAAGAAACAAACATATTAAATGCTGAACAAATGGTTAGTAAATTGATAGAGCATTATACATCAGACTTCACAGATAGATCTTTTGACTTAAAAGACATCTTTACATTTATGCCTAAAACGCATTTATTTACCTCTGGTCAGCTTATTACACTAATAGGCGATACAGGGTTAGGTAAAACAGCTTTTATTAGTTATCTCATCACACAGCTACCTAAGATAAAAATACTATTCTTATCTTTGGAAGTAGATGATTTAACTATGTCAAGAAGATTCTTGCAGGCAGCAATGAAGAAATCAAAAACAGACATTATCAACATAGTGAAAAGTGGAAATATTAATAGTATAGAAGAAGCACAGAAATCTATAGATAATATTCAACTAGAAACAGTAAGTCCTGATATACAGGATTTATCTAGCTTTGTTGCAGAAACTGAAGCAAAAATAGTCGTTGTAGATACAATTGATAGAATACCAGCTAAATATGCTGGAAAAGATGACTTTGCTAGACAAGAAGTAATCGCAAATGGCTTAAAAGATTTAGCAATGAAAGAAGATGTTATTGTGTTAGCAGTACATCACATTTCTAAATCAGCATCTTACAATTTCAAAGAAACAAATACATTGGACGTGCATAGTGGTAAAGGCAATAGTGCCATAGAACAGAAATCAGACCAATACATTGCATTTCAAGGTAAAGAAATGAGTAAGGCTAGAGTAGTTAAATCTTTAAAAGCAAGAGACGAATCAAAGTTTGAATTGCTTCTCAACTACAATTGGGATACTTTCACCTTTGATAAAAGAAACTAATAGATAGGGCACAGGTTCCTTTATTTGTGCCCTATTACCACATACCGAGGAGGCCAGTATGGCAGTAATCGAAATTCATTTAAAAAATGAACAACTATATAAAGTAGAAGGACAAGACGCTGTAGTATATATACATGATCATGATATAAATGAGATAACAACAATGACATTCCAAAAACAGGAAAGGCTTAATGAAAACTGGAAAGACAATAAATCTCTTAGGATTTCCCTTAGTAATGAGGATATTGATCCAAGACAAAGAAAGGACAGCATGGATAATAATACTATGTAAACTAATAAAAATATCTATAGGGTATTCAACATTAGGTGGAGATAGTATTCAAATAAGCATCGGTGTAACTAAATTAGAAATATTTACATCATTCACTATTAAAAAAGGATGGTTTGCATGAAAATACCTAAAGCGAACATACAATCAGAAATGACTATAAAGTTAATACACTTATTAAGTGAGTTAGAAATAACAAACAGACAAAGAATGAGCAACGATGGTAAAAAACACTTAGATGACATATGGAAACTATTAGGACAACCAACATATCAAGAAATTATAACTGCAAAAGAAAAGGCTGAAATGAAGTCAAATCTTGAGGAGGAAGAATGAGTAGACAATCAATATATGTAAGGCATAAAGATGAAATATTTGAAAAATTGCTTAATACTTATAAAAAATGTGTAAATCGTAAAGTTAAAAGTGCTATATCTGATGAAGATTATGGTTATGCAAAAGCATTAGAATGGGTTTTAGATTTGCCATTAACAATCGTAAATAAGGAAAATAAAAAATGAGTGGCAAAGCACCAAAACAGAAAGGAAATAGAATTGAACGAGAATGTGTAAACTTAGCTAAAGGCTACGGTTTTGAATCCAAACGTGCTTGGGGATCTGATGGAAGATCACTAGGCTGGCATGAAGAAGTAGATATGGTTATAGAACTACCTTTAAAATGGAAAGGACTAGATCAACCATTCAAATTTCAAGTCAAAGGTCGTAAGAAAATTGGAGAGCTATACAAACCATGCGAACATGTGTATGGACAGATTCTCAAAGAAGATCGTAAAGAAGCGTTAGTAACTATACGATACCAAGACTTGTTAGATCTTTTTAAAAGGTTAACAGGATGAAATCTCTTTGTCTGAACATTGGATTTTCCATAGGAAAATTGATTTCAAAGAAAGAGAATGACAAATGATAAAGGGGGAGTAGGTTGGCGTTTACTCCCCTTTTAAAACATAGGATATTAATCATGAATGCGGATAATAATTTCACACAAGAAATCATTAACAAAACTAAACAACAAAACTCAGTAAAAGTCTCAAAGCAATGTGAATACGATGCTAGACTTGCAGATGAAAAAATAAAACTTTGCAAAACCTGTAATAGATGTTGGGAAGTTGATAAAGAAGCAACAAAATCATCTTATAATAGAAAAATAGGAAGAATTGTGTATTCTTACTATGAAGACTTCCCAAAATATGGTAAGCAAATTCAAGAATGTTTAAAATGTAAAGGAGAATAATATGAAATTCTGGTTACAGTCATTACAAGAAAATGGATTTGATGTATTTATTGTAGTATATCTTGCATTGTTATTTATTGGCTATCATTACTTAATGAGATGGTTTATCAAAAATCAAATTGATGAATTATACAGGAAGTTAAAATGACAGCTAAAGAATACGAACAGTTTAGAGATCACTTTCTACATCTTACATTAAAATTATCAGATGAAAAGCGAATTGAGTATACAGAAGGAAATCAAAATACTAACGTATTATGGAACTTTGAAAGCATAGGCAAAAAGTTAGGCTTGGAGCCTATGCAAGTTCTATCTGTGTACTTAAATAAACACTTATCCAGTCTTCAAAGTTATTTTAAAGATGGACAAGAGCATTCATCTGAGTCTATTGAGGGACGTGTGAGTGATATTATTAACTATTTATTGCTTTTTCTAGCAATGAAGCAAACATACGAAACTAAAAAAGGACTTCAGGACGATCCTGAGTGTTAAAAGAAATAGCGCAAGTTAAACATAAGTATTTGAAAATTTATTCAAACTGATTACTAAATACAAACCGTTTAGCTTGTGCTATAATTTTTTTTATACATCTAGGTACTCTTCTATTTCTTCTAATTGCATTCGTTGCTTTTTAGCCCTTTCAATCCTACTTTTCATTTGATTGTAAGGAATCCTAAAGAGTATCTCTGGTGCTCTTTCCACACCTCTAAATGGTCTATCATCAGTTAATTGTTTAATTTGTCGTACACCACGACCAAATGGAAACATAGTATACATAGTATAATTAGTAAAATCTTCATACTGACCTGTTAATAACTCACCAAAAGCCTCTGGTACTCTAGCAATAGGTGGCTTGAGTACATTAAGAGGGCCAAGCTTTGAGCCAAAGAACGCCATTTCTTTTTCACGTTTATCACCAAAAGTATAATCAGCTAAAGCTTGAACCCAGTCCCAAGGTGGAGGCAATGTAGTATCAAACAGGCTAAACATGAATGCACCACCTAATGCATACATCATCATGTCTATAGCAAAAGTATCTTTAAATCTTTCGTAAGATTCACTACCTTCTTTAAATCCATTTAACTTTGCTTGTCTGTAAAATTCTTTACGCATACGTACACTATTAAATACAAATAACTTAAATCTACCTAAAACTTTACCCATAGAAGTTCTCATAAATGCAGGTCTATGAGCATTTTGATATAAAAACTGCGTCATTTCTATACCACGTTCAGCTCTCTCAAACACATACTGATCAGCTAATGATAAATCTTTACCAGCTCCTTTAAAACCTTCAACAGCTTGTAAACCATGAGCAATAAAAGCATTCAAACGATTTACTCGTTCAGATTGCTTCATAAGAAAACCCCCTGTTTTCATCATTAAATCTTTAACGCCATAACGATTAACAACATCCATAACGTTTTCATCACGATTTCCTTTCTTACTTTTAGCAGCTTTTATTAAATCACGCTGAAAATCTTTAATATTAACTCCAGCTTTTTTTAAACCACTGGACATAGTTTCATTATATTCAAATTCATTTTTAATAAAGTTATCAATAACA